TTTAAAGGCATCCTGTATAAAACGCAACGTTTTATTTGTGCCAGGAAAGCCAGTTGCCGAAACGATTAATTTATTTCCTTGTCCCATAATTTTTAAATTTCTCCCAAAAGCAAACCGCTTTGATTTTTAATAATTCCATTTTTTACAAATAATTTATAATATTGTATCAATCCTTTCATTTTTGCGATAAAAATATCAAAGTCTTGAGTGTCTATTGGTACAATGTCGTCTGGTACAATTACTGTAAAATCGGCACCATCACCAATAAACTCGGTTTCTTCACGAAAATAAACAGGTTTGTTATCTTCTGGCTCGTAGAAAACAACCGGCTTATTTTCTTCGGGTTCGTAGAACCACAAAGGCTCTCTTAAAATGGCGTTTCTTATAATAATACGCCTTTGTATGTTGTCAAAACTATCATTCAAAACTGCCTGTAAAAAGCATATTTGAGAATTATGATTAACTTTATAAAGTGCTTGATTGCGAAAAGCTAAAAACTCAATATGTAATCTTACGATTGGTTTTAAAATAACATTCAGCCACTTTATCGTTTTAGGTTTTATTTCATCATACGGCAAATTGCTTATGATAAAATTGTTCCAATCATTGTTATATACATTTTCCATTATTCAGAGTATGGTATATAATTGATTAATAATTCGTCTAAATCTAATTTCATATAACCTGCATCAGCAACACGAATTTCATTAATTACACCCACGTTTTGAACGCCTGTTGTATTGTAATCGTAAGCACCATATTTAGAATATGCTTCTTTGACAACTGGATAGTTTATTCCTGGTACTTTCGCAATGGCGCGTTCAAGTTCACTCAATACTAGTTTTCCATTTTCAAAATCAATTGACTTCAAAAAACTACTTATTTTATTAATCACGGGTGTCGGTTCTGTACCGTCTAACCTCGAACCATCAGCCGATAAAATCAAAGCATCATAATAAACATCTAACCTCAATTTTAGTAAATCGGCGTTTGAAGTGGTTGGGAAAACCAAAGTTCCTGCATCTGCAACGTGCTCATTAAAATATACATTTAGAGCAGTCATTTGTTCGGGTAATAATGGTGCGTATTCGCCACCCACAGTTCTAACAACTTTCATTCTCAAAGTTCCATATCCGTTTTGAATAACTCTTAATGAAGCTGCATTACTAACTATTTTAGCGGTTGCAATTTCAGCAGTAGTCATACCCGAAGTATCATAATAGTCTTTGTCCTGGACTAATGGAACACCATACAAAAAAGCTAATGCTTTTTCACGATACCACTTTGGTGTATGGATGCGAGATTGAGCAATTAAGGTTTCAATTTCTGCTTTAAAAATATCCCAATATTGCTCCATTACTGAAATTGAAAAAGCAAAAATATAAACCCATTTTCTCCAAATAGATGCTTTACTATTACTATCAGCATCAAGTAAACTTTGCTCATCATTTGTCAAAACCTGTAAGGCCGACAATTCTGAAACAACCAACCTTTCGGTTAAAATTTCTTCTTGTATATCATTTATAGTACGTGCCATTTTATAATAGTATTGGAAATAGGTTTGGTAATAAATAATCGTTTGAATTGCTATTTGTAGGCAATTGTAAAAATGCAGTTGCAGGAATTATATTTCTGCTTTCAATTGATTTTTTTACAAGTGAATTAACTGGAGCTTCAACGAGTTTAATAATTTGCCCAGCTGTTAAAATTGCTGTTATTGAAATGTTATTTAGTAGAGCCAATACCACAACTACATCTACACGACCATATACATGAGCCGATACATCTAGTAAAGTTTGATTTTCATGTACTATATAATTATTCATAACTTCCGTTTATTGAAATACCTTTTTGATTTATTGTTAATTTGTCAATTACGTACCCATCGGCTGCCATTTGTACTCTAATTGTTCGGTCTAAAAAGCGGTCAATGTTTCCATTAATTGCCCGCTCAATTGCTACACCAGTTTCCAAGTGTTCTTTTAATTCTCCTGGCGTTATTCTAAAAATCAATTCTACATTTTGGTCGGTACTATCTGCAATGACAAAATCCCCGTTGGCTATTTTTATGTCGAGATTGTTATCCAATTGAAAATCTTTCATGATACCGTGTGTGTTATAGTTCCTGTTACAGGGCCGCCTCCACTTGGAGCAATCAAGCCAGCCGTATAATTCACTTTTAAAAATTGTATTTCTTCTATAATTGCTGTCGCTAATTTGTCCGAAATTCTATCTAACGAAGCATTGTGGTCAACTTCTTCAGATTGTTCTGCCTCAAATGCGGCTTTTATTTTTGCTTTTAATCTTGACTGTACTAATGGCATATTTACTCATTGGTTTTATTTAAACTTTGGAAATCGTGAATGCAAAGCATTTAAACTTATTTTAAAAACTGATTAAACCTGTTTTCTAATGCAATGAAATCCGCAATATTTATCAAGTTAATTGTTGGCCCATTATTGGTTGTAAACTTCAACGCTTTAATCGCCGTAATCAAATCGGCCATCAACTTCTTTAAAGTTTCATTTTCTTTTTTCAGTAAAAACCCTTCTTGGTCAACTTCTAAATGAACTTGTTCACGTTTAAACAAAAATTTGTCTTTGTCTATTTGAAGCTCTGAATTTTCGATTACTAATTCGAGTTTCTCAATCTCACTAGTATTGACAACTGCCGCATTATTCTTATTGATAAAAACAACCAAAACCATACTGCCAACTTTTGGAAACAATACCAAACCTCCAGTTTCACTTTCTGCCTGCAGACGAACATTATAAATTTCTGCGGTGTCATCAACAGGTTTGACATTTACCGTTTTTTCAACTGCATCCACCTCCAGAACCTCGCAAACTTTAGCATACACTTCATCGTTTGATTGTGTGATTTTTTTTAATGCTCCAGCAATATTTTGTTCGCCTTCCATTGTCGTAATTCGTAATTTTTAATTCGTAATTTAAAGCGGTTGACCGATTTCAATTTTTTGCCTGTAACCACCCATTCCGAAATTGACTTCTACTTTTTTAATCAAAAAACTTCCTTTATTATTATCTGAAGCTTCGATGTAAGCGATGTCGCATTTATTTACAAATGGCTCTCCGAAAGTTTCAAAACCTCCTTTAAAACCAGTAGTTTTAAATCGTATTAATTCACTATCTGCAAATCTTTTGAGTTCATCATTCCCAACATTATATTTATAGACTGTGAAAAGTTCGCCATCTTTATCTCCAGTAGTCAATTCAATTCGCTTGTTTTTTGCATCAATTGAAATGGCTTTTACTTTAATTTTTACATCTTCAGCAATTCTGTAAACAAAGTCCTCACTAATAATATTTTTACCATATATAAAATTTTCACGATTTCGACTATCAAACGGATAGGTAAACCCAACATACAACTTTGAAACGCCTGCTACGGTTCTAAAATAAGCCCGTAAACCAAACTCACTTTTAATTTCATTGAGTTCTTCTGCAACTGTATTTTTTGTAATTCTATAAGGCCCTAAAACAATATCTTTATCAATCAACTCAAAGGGTATGTCCGTTCCAGCTAACAAATCGGTTATCAATTGTTTTAATGTAACTTTTGCGTAACCTTTCTTTTTTACCTCCAAAGTTTTTAGCAAAAACATTCCATCTTCACACGTTATTTTCATCGGCGTTTTAGCATCGATCGTTCGTATAAATCCAACAAAACGAGTTTTTAAAATGCCATTATAACCCAATTTGACCGTTATTTTATCGCCACGCTTTATTGGAAGCTTGAAATTTTCTGAACCTTCCCAAATTGTTTTTTTAGGCAATAGCAATTCGCACGTATCTGTTAATGTGGTTGTATCTTCAACAATATTACAATTGTTTAGCGCGTTAAACTTCCACGTTTTTCCCCTTCCTTCGGAGGGGGTTAGGGGGAGGCTCTCAATTGTTATCTCACTTACTAATACTAACATTTGTATTCCTATTTAATTTCCCCCTTTGGGGGTTAGGGGGCTATCCTGTTTAATTTTTATTTCATAAGGCGTATCGCTCAACATTTGTATTTGAAACGACTGCCTATTACTATGCGTTTCTTGCACCATTCCATAGCTTTTAATTACGGCACTAGTAATTTTAAAAAGCCTGAGAAAATCACTTTGAATCTCCAAACCGTCTTGCACTTTCAATAATGCAATCAGTTCTTCGAGTTTTTCAATCGGGTATTCCTTGCTTTTTGTTGCTTCAATTTCGTTATAATTGTTTACGGCCGCTTCAATGCTAATGCTATAATCCCCATCGCTTATATATTCTTTTATCGTTCCATCTCTACCTTGCATTGGTGTCGAAACGATGTTTTTTTCTTGGTTAATTGTAATGATACATTCCAAAAGTTCCACCCGTTTGCCTTTATATTGCAATGCCAAACTTGTAAGTGTTGGCACGCCATTATAATCAGAACCGTTAAAAGAGAAATCCTCCTCTTTAGTTCGCAACGGCTGAAAAGCCCTAATAGTTACAAAGCTAAAATCCATTAGTTTGCTAGGTTTACATCATTTACGGCTGTCAATAATACCTCGGTAATGCTTTGTTTGATACTCTCTTTGCTTTCCTTTACGGTACCGTGAAAATGCAAAATCACGTTTTCTACCAGTTTGCCAATAGTCAAACTTCTTGCACCCGAACCACCACCAGAACCACTTTCCTTTTTTTCTTTTGCTCCAACTCCTGCAATAGGTTTTGTTGGAGACATGCCACCTTGAAAACCTTTTGTAACATCAAATGCGTTTTTATCTTTTTTAGCATTTTCGCCTACAACTTCCACCTTTTGGGGTTTGCCTTTTGGATTATCTTTGTCAAAACTCGCTGCTCCTTTTTTCTCACCGTCTTTATATGCCGCTTTTACATCGGTCATACCTTCACTTGAAAAAAGCGTTTTAAAGAACTTTTTAATAGGTGCAAATACTCCAGTTAGTTTATCCATAATTTTTTCAAATATTCCTACAATCCAATCCCAAACACCACTAAACGCATTCTTAATGGGTTGTACCAACCATTCATCTATAAATTTTACAAACCCTGAAAAAACACTACTAAACCATTCCCAAATACCACTAAAAAAAGAACCAATTACATTAAGAGCTCCAGTTACTTTTTCAACTATCCATTGAAAAACGCCAACTACAAATTCACGTACAGTAGTAAATACAGATACGGCAACTTCATAAAGCCAAACAAATACAGCGGCAATGCCATTGAAAACCCATTTAATAAATTCCCAAATTTTGGTAAACACAAATTTGTAAACGCTGTAATAAGCCATAATGATAGGTTTTACAACCATATCCCAAACTCGTTTTATAACCACTCCAATATTGTGAAATACTGCTTTAGCGGCTTCCCAAATTCCGAATAGAATTTCTCTAAATCGTTTTGAGTTATCCCATAAATGCTTAACAATAGCTACTACGGCAACAATTGCAGTAATTACCAAACCAATTCCCAAAGCATTCAACGCGATTTTAAAACCCGTTGCTCCAAGTGTTGCTAAAGCAAATGACCTTGCCACAGCATTTAGTCCACTTGCCTGTATTCTTGACATAATAGCACCTATCATCATTTGAGCATTAATAGCTTTTGTTTCTACTGTCAAAATTGATGAAGCTATAGAAGCTCTCAATTTTTGTAATGTGTTTTGACTTGTAGCAACTGTATTAGCATTGGTTAATGTAAAACTTGCAAACAAGCTTTTTATATAGTTCCAAGTGTTTGGTATCAATCTACTTTCATAAATCCTGTACATCGCATTTCCAGCCGTAGCTAATTCGCCAGTAGTTTCTACTACCGAAAACATACCCTGTAAATAAGGACTAAAACTTTCGGTAATGTTAAAAAATCCTAGTTTTAAATCCGTAAAAACAGCATTCCAGCGGTTCATTCGCTCCTGATAACTTCCCATTACTACACTAGCTTGTTCAACAGCTGTATTAGTTCCAGTAATTTTTTGTGCTAGTTGATCCTGGGCATCTGCACTTTCAATTAAAGCAATACCCGCTGCCATATTCTCTTTTCCGAATACTTTAGTCATTAATGCTGTATCGCTCATTACTGGCTTCAACATCCGCAACCTATCCGTTAACGGAACGCTGGCATCTGCTAATTTCAGCGTAGAAACTCCCATTGCTAGTAATCCTGCAGCTGCATCTTTACTAGCAAAACGGCCTTCGGATAATGTGGTTAAAACATTTCTTAAAGCCACACCACCTTCTGAACCTTTTTTACCTGCCTTATCCAACATTTGAATAGCGGCATTTGTGGTTACAAAAGAAATTCCAGTTGTTTTAGCAACCATTCCGACTTGTTCCAAAGCAGCTTGAATTTGTGGAAGCTCCGCAGAACCTTCTTTAGCTCCAGCCGCCATAACATTCATCATGTCGGCCATTACTTTACTAGCCGCTATCGGATCGTCAAGATTAACGCCATATTGGTTCATTGCCGTGGTAAGAACATTGGTAGCCGCCACAGTGTCGCCACCCATAGTTTTAGACAAAATATTTACATTATTGCCCATCAATTTCATTGCTTCTGAACTTTTGGCAATCTCTGGAGAGAGTTGCGAAAGGATTAGTTTGTATGAGTTGACGTTTTGACTAGCATCTGTACCAAAAGTTTTGGCACTATCTCTAGCTGCTTTTTCAATGTCTTTTAAACCTTGGCCAGTTAATCCTGTAATGGCACTCAAGTCTGCCATTTGAGTATTGAGTGCAATCCCTGGCGCCAATAAGGCATCAAAGCTTTGTTTAACTTGACTTAATCCATTGGCGGCAAGTTCCACCGCTAATAAAGATTTAAAACAATCGCCAAAAGATTTGGTAACCCGAGACGTGCTTGCATTTATAGCATCTAATCCATTTTCAATCTTCGGAAAAACCGCAGTTGCGTTTGTGGAAAAAGAAATATTATAATTTAAGCCGCTCATTTTTGTTTTTTGTTATATTTGTATTCTAAATCATTTTGTTATGACACAAGGCAAAACAGTATTAGCTATTTTTATAGCCATCGAGATTGTGCTTTTTATAATAAATCCTATAATTGCCCTTATTCCAATTGGCTGTATCTTTATGTGGGCTTTGATAAAAGCGATTAACGAAGGTGCGCCAAATCAAAAAAATTAACCACCTCCAAACACATTCGCAAACATTTTAGCTTGGTTTTCCAGTCGCCACGTTTCCAACCACATCGCTTGAGCATAAAGTTCGCCCCACTTGCTCATTTGCAACTCTCGCGGATTGATACTAAAATTTGCCCTAATTAAGGCATCGCCTTGCATCGTTCCCACATCGTCCCCGCCGTTTTGCAGACGGACTACAAGTTTTTTACGCTAACCGAAAACGAGTTCATGTGTTGTGCCAATCCTTCCAGTGCTTTCAATTTTGCAAAATCACGCTTGCTAATTTCGTCATCTGCTTTGATAATGCAATTGTCATAAAGGGCAATTGTGCCTTTTATTTCGCTGTTTTTTCCAATTGCTCCAGTCGCTTCAAGAACTTCAAAAGTTGGTTCTTTAAAAATGGCGTTTAAAGTTGTTTCGCCTTGTTTAATTTCTACGACTACTAAAAAGCCGTGTTTCTTTTTTAATGCTGTGATTTGTGAATCTGTTAATCCACATACTAGGATGTCGTCCATGTTTTCTTTTTGTTTTAAAGTTTATTTTAAACCTTCCAAAGTAAGATTTGGAAGGTTTTATTTTTTTTACTCGATGTGAGAGATTACCAATTCTAGTTCAATGTCTTTAGACATATCGCCTTCCTTCCAATCAAAAGTTGTTTTCTTAAACTCACAATTTTTTAAGATGTGCGTTTGTATTACGCCACCTTCAGGAAGGTATGCTACAACAATTGGAAAGGGTGCAATGTTATGAAGTTTCATTCCAGGAGCAGCCGCTTGCATTGCAATAACCGTTGCTGATAATAGAGTTATAGAACCAGTTGTTTTTACTCGACCATATCCACGAGCTACAGGATTTCTCCCAGCTCCATAAATATTTTCTTTTTCTTGTTCTTCTTCATATTTCACGGCTCTAATGCCTAAAATAGGTGCGCCAGAAACATTAACTGCTATATCAGCCCAACCGTACTCACGGCCGTTAATTAAAGGTGTAAAATCCATAATTATACTTGTAATGTGAAACCAAGATTTACAACTATTTCTCGAAGTACTCCAACAGGCACAATCTTGATTGTAACTTGAAGACTTGAAGTAGTTAAAACTTCTTGTTCAGGGTTAATGTAAATTTTAAAGCCGCTAATTTCTCCGTCACGCTCCATTTGTTCTAATGGTATAGCACCAATAGCTTCTAATGATGCAATCGAATCTTCGCTTATTCTTCCAGTCGCAGGATTGATATAAATTGGTCCCGATATTTTCGGTAACAGTTTAACATAAACCCCACGTTGCGCTTTGTCAATTGAACGGTTGTTTTCAATAGTAGCGAAATCGCTATCTAGTACCGTACAAGTAAAACTGTCATTAAAGAAAGTTCCCGTATATCCAATGTGTTTGATTAAAAATAAATAACCTTTATCATTAATCGATTGAATTTGTGCAGGCGTTAAATCGCTCAATAACGTACCGTCAATAAAAGCAGGAACATCAAGCTCACGAGCTACTACTGCATTTCCTGTAATAGCTTTTGGATATGTACCAGTAACAAGATTTTGCTTTTCAACCCATCCAATACTTTCGTGAACTTTCGCTCTTGAGATTGCACCAAGTGTAGCTCCAACAATTCCAACTTTTTTGCCAACAATACCAGAAACATAGTTACCACGTCCAGAACCGTCATGACCAATACAAACACTAAATCTTTCATTGTCGAAAGTGTGCAAGTTTGGTAATGCTAAAAGGTTGGCGGAAGTCATTGTGTGAATTGAATAAACTGCCTGTAATGGCATATTCAAATTCGCTAATTCATTTAGCGTAGCTTTTATAGTTGTAGAAGCAGTCATTAAATCAGCAAAAGGCGTTAATAAATCAACAATTCCAATTTGTCTAATTTTTGCTTCAGCGTATTGTTGCAATTGTTTAATCGCAACAAATTGACCATCATTTAGTGCGCTTGAAACCAAGTACAATTTTGAACCTGGATTAATTCGGAAGTATTCCGCAATATGATAGTGCAATACTGGGTGCGAAACTGGAGTAATTCCAATTGTAGCTAAACCTTCGACTTCAATAAGTACCATTTTATCAACGTTTGGCTGTCCGTAAACAACCAATCCGCTAATATGATCCTCACCCGGAAGTCTTTTGGCTAAACCGCCACCTTGTCTATTAAATGAAACTGTGTTCATGTATTACTTTTTAAGGTTTTTAGCTTTTCCTTCAGTAGCTTTTGGTTCTACTGGTTCTACTACTTCATCAACTTCTTCAGTTGGTTCGTCTGTTTCTTCAACTGGTTCTGTTGGCTCTACTACTTCTTCAACTTCTTCAGTTGGTTCAACATAGTCCGATTTATGATGTGTTTTAACAGTTTTCACTGTTAAACTTCTTGCATGGTCTTTAGCTGCATTTTCAGTAAAAAAGCATTCGCCATCAGTTGTTTCAAAATAGCAATCCAATTGTGGATTTGCTTTAAAAATTTCGTTTTCCATAACTATAAAGGTTTATAAATTTTAAATATTATTTTGCCAGCTGTAAACAGTGCAATAACTATAAATAGCCGTCCACACCATATTTGAAATTTTTGCCAAAATGTAAGTTGCCTTTCCACTTCTACGGTGTTTGTAATCACGGATTGCATATTTTCTATTTTATAAATGTCTTTCCATTTTGCAAATAACTTCTGAGCTTCCGCCTCGCAATCTATTGTAAGTATATTATCAATAATACTTACCTTGGGCGGTTTTAGGTATTTGCCTGATTTTGTTTTTAAGTTTCTTAAAACAATCTTGCTTTTTCCTCCAGGTACTATTCCCCCTTCGGGGGTTAGGGGGCTTTGACATTCCAACCACGCTTTATAAAAGCTACTGTCTTTTTGAATTTCAAAAATGGTATCTCGAACCACTTCTTTGATTGTAACTGTGTTGGTAACCTCTGTTTTTGTTGGTGGCAAAACGCTCGTGCTTTTGCAAGCTGTGAGCGTTCCCACCAAAACAACAAACAAAAAAAACAAACTAACTATTTTTTTAAACATGCTTTAAATTGTTTTTAAATTATTTTTATTTTATTCCCCCTTTGGGGGTTAGGGGGCTGTATTCTGTTTTTGCATCAAAACTCGGACACGCTTTTGCCACTTTTGGAAAATCACGATGCCCTTGAATGACGGCTTTTGGAAACTTGGTTTTCAGTTCTTTTAAAATGTGCAGCAAAGCACATTTTTGTTGAAAAGTTCTGTTGTCTTTCGGTTTGTTTTGAGCATCCACACCGCCGATATAGGAAACGTTGATGGTTTCAGAATTAAACCCTTTCACGCCGTTTGAAATTTGTTCAATAGGCAATAAAGAAACTACAACTCCAGCTGGTGTTATGATAAAATGATAGCCGGGTTTTGTCCAACCTAAATTGTTTTTCCAATGATTTTGAATGGAACTAACACTCGTGCTTTGAGGCGTTGCGGTGCAATGCACTGCAATAAAGTTAATATCTCTCATGGCTGCATTAAATTTTACCGTTCAACTGTTTGTATTTTCCCAGTTCGTTCAGCACGTGATCTAGCTTTTCTTTGAGTTCATCAAATTGCGCATTGCGTACTTTTAGCTTTGAATTCAAGTCTTGTATTTGTACATCTTGTGCCTCAATGATTAACTCCCTTTTCTTAATTTGCAAAACTGCTTTTTCAAGTTGCTCTGTGGCAAAGTCTAAAAGTGATTTTGTTAAATCTAATTGCGATTTATCATTTTCAATCTCTTTTGCTTTTGCGTCCGCGTTATCAATGTCTTTTTGGAATTTTGGTTTCACCCAATCCCAAATTTTTGTCGTTAAAACGCCCAAAAAAGCAAACAAAGACGGCCACAAAACAACGTTTAAAAAATCTTGCATTTGAAAGTTTTTTAAAATGGCTCTCACTTGGAGAGCCATTTAGTTTCTATAAAATTGCTCCGATAAACTCTGCTCTAAAAGGAGTTGCAAGGAAGTAATGACGGTACGCCAAATCGTTAGTTTGACCAGTTGGATTTGTATCCGCTTTGGCAAAATATTGCTTTGTTAAACCAGTCTTTTTTGCAATTCCATCTTTACAGAAAACAACAGAAGCTGTTTTGTCTGTTCCTGCAGGAATAGAGTTAAAAGCTTTTTTTACACCAGCTGCAGTGTATTGTGGCATTTTGATGTACTGATACAATTCAAATCCTGCAATCATTGGGCTTGGTTTACCTTTTGCATAATCAACTAATTGATTACCGAAGTTTTTACGATCTAACAGTAAATCGTTCCAGTGGTTATTACATAGGATAAGACGTCTGTCCTCTGCACTAAAATTACCCGCATCACATGCATCTTTAAAACGAACTAAATCATCGTAAGTCAATCTCAATCTTCCGCCCGCTGCCGTAAGTGGAGCATCAGTTCCATTTACACCAGTAGCAAATAAAACAGGCGTTTTAATTGTATTGGATTGTGGAGCTATTGAGTGAACTGCTTTACCGAATTTTGAACTCAAAATTGATTTTGAACCTTTTCTTGTAACGACATCGATTTTATCATACGATGCACCCATAATTTGGTCATCGGAAACCGTCACAACTTTGGTTTGATACTTATCTAAAGAAAAACTCAAAGTTCCATCTTCATAAACCTGTACAGGTATAGGGTAAGTATTGTTGTTTATCAAAACATCAACATCGAAATCGGTAGCTGCAATGTGAATGATGTTTGATTCTGTGGCTGTATTTTCGCCTAATACAGAAACATCTGCATCAAGTTCAACTACACCATCAAAAAAGGGCGCTTGGTCTGAATTATCAAGATTTTCAATAACTCGATCTAACCAAATTTCTGGAAAATTTGCTGGCATATTTTATTATTTTACGTTAAACATTTTTTTGTACTCATCTTGATTATTGGTTTTGAAAGCCAATTGTTCATCAAGACTTAATTTTTGGAAATCTGCTTTTGTTGCTACAGATGTAGTTGCTCCAGGAACAACTTGATTGTTTAAAGTAACTTTTGCAGGAATCGAGGCAAGTGTAGTTTTTGCAAGCTCAAAATTGGCTTTAGCAAGATTTACAAAATCTTCTTTTTTGGTTGCAGAAATTCTACCTTCGGCAATGGCAAGTGTTACCATTTCATCTATTGATTTTTCTTGAGCAGTTTCTGCGGCCGCTTCAAGTTTCAATTTTTCAGCTTTGAGTGCTGCATTCTCATTCGATAGTTTCAAAACAGCCGCTTCAACTGTTTCTACATCCACTTCAGGAGTTGCTTTATCAAAACTTAACGCCGTCAATACGGCTAGAGATAATGTGATTTTTTTCATATCAATTGTGTTAAATTCTAAAGTTTGATTTTCATTTTCTTCGAGTTGTAGTGATAGACAAAGTTGTTTTACTTCATCATCTTTTAATAGTTCGCCACTTTCTGCATAAAGTCTAATTGAATTGGCATTTGATGGAACTGCAACGATTGAACATTCATAGAGTTCACACTTTTCCATTATCAATTCAGTACCGATAATTTTTAAGTCTTCACGTTTGAATGTGATACCCATTGAACAGGAGTTGATAAACTCACGTTCAACTTTGCCCGAAACTTTCAAAGCTTCTTCGTCATCAATATCAAATACAGGATCACCTAAAAGCAAATCCTTATCAACCTTTACATTTTCCCATTTACCTAAAACATTGGATGTAGAATTCCAATGCTGATTTAACATGATTGGATTTTTGTTAAATCGCTTCAAACTGATACCAGAAGTCAGAATTTTAAATCCATAACTATTGGTTTGGGTTTGGTCGTTAAAAACAAATGGTGTAGGCATAAATTGATTTCAGTAATAATTGAACTGCAAATTTTAGATGCTTTTTCAGTAAAAAAAAATAAGTGTGCAAGGACTGAACACTTTCATTCAAACTTTGAACACATCCATTCAAAGGTTGCGTACTATTTTTTTAAAACGGTAATAGTTTATCAATTTTGCCTATAAAATTCAGAATATGGGCCTATCAAAAGTGCAAGAAAAAGAGTTTGCAAAAGCACTCTACATCGGTGGCGGCATTACTCAAAAGGAAATAGCCGGGCGAATTTCGGTTACAGAAACCACATTGACCAGATGGATTAAAGTAGGAAAGTGGGATAGCCTAAAAAAATCATTGTTGACTACTAAACAAAATCAACTTGGATTTTTATATGACCAATTGGATTTTTTGAATACAGATATTTCTAAACGTGAATTCAAAGTAGCTGAAGGTAAAGAAGCCGATACCATTATAAAATTAACAGCTGCTATTAATCGACTTGAAACCGAAACATCAATAGGCGATACCGTAGAAGTTGCAAGAAACTTTATTGAGTTTGTGCGCCCTCAAAATTTAGAACTAGCAAAAACAATCACTGATTTATTTGATGTTTTCATAACTGCTAAAATGAAATAACTACGAAGTAATCACTGAACACCGATTGAAAATAAACATTAAGTGAAGTAATGGCTAAAGCAGAAGATAAAAAGTATTATGATATATGGCAAAAATTTCGAGACAACACTCGAAAGGCAACCCCTGTTGATTTAAACGAAAGTACCGTTGACAAACAAATCCGTATTGCTAAACTGGAAAAGAAGTACGAAGCATGGTTTAAATATTACTTTCCAAACTTCTACACTTCTGAACCTGCACCGTTTCATATAGCGGCAACAAAACGCGTTTTGGCAAATCCTGAATGGTATGAAGTGCGTTCCTGGTCGCGTGAGCTTTCAAAATCGGGAAGAACGATGATGGAAGTGCTTTATCTAGCAATGACGGGCAAAAAGAAAAATATTTTACTAATTTCTAGCACGTATGACAATGCCGAACGATTGCTCAAACCCTATAAAATCATACTGGAAGTCAATAATAGAATCATTAATGATTATGGCACGCAAGAAAGTTTAGGCAGTTGGGAAGCGGGCGAATTTGTAACCAAAAAAGGCGTTGCGTTTAGGGCCCTTGGTTCTGGGCAAAGTCCCCGAGGAACACGTCAAGATGAAGTACGTCCGGACACGATTTTGATTGATGATATTGATACCGATGAAGAATGCCGGAATGCCACGATTGTAAAAAACAAAGTCAAGTGGCTGGAAGAAGCCTTGTATGGCACACGGTCTATTTCTAACCCGCTATTGTGGATTGCCTGTGGCAATATCATTGCCAAATATTGCTGCATTACAGAAATGGCTAAAGTAGCCGATATTCACGAGATTATAAATATTAGAGACAAACACGGCGTTTCTACTTGGCCACAAAAAAATACTGAAGCTTTAATTGACCGCTCGCTTTCTAAACAATCGTGGAGTGCGCAACAAAAAGAATATTTTAACAATCCCATCAGCACAGGCGATGTTTTTGAGAAAATTAAATTTGACAAATGTCCGCCTTTAAAATCATGTGAAAACGTAATTGTATATGCCGACCCTTCTACTTCTAATAAAGACAGAGGCGTAAACAAACAAGCCTCTTATAAATCGGTGGGCGTGATTGGCAAAAAAGCAGGTAAATACTATTTATACAAAATTTGGATTAAGCAAACCAACAATTCTAAATTTGTGAATTACTTGTTTGAAGCCTATAATTATTTGGTAGCAAACGAGGTGGATGTTAAGCGGGTGTATGTCGAAAACAATTCGCTCCAAGCACCGCATTACGAACAGGTTATTTTGCCCGAAATAAAAAAGCAAGGGGCAGAATTGAACATTCATCTTCCCATTACTTCGGATGCAAGAAAGAAAACCGACAAATTTTTTCGTATCGAAGGCACGCTAGAACCAAAGAACCGATTGGGCAATTTGATTTTTAACCTAGCCGAAAAAAACGACCCCGATATGAAAGTGATGGAAGACCAAATGCTGGGCGTTTCAGAAAACTCAAAAATGATGGACGGCCCCGATATGCTCGAAGGTGGCGTGTGGATTTTAGAAAACAAAACCATGCAAATGGAAGGTGGTTACAGTTTTGGAGCAGTGAGTAATAGAAAATTTTAAATCCTCCCCAACCCCTCCAAAGGAGGGGCATTAAGAGGGGAATATAAACAATAATAATATGGCATTTTTAAACCAATCAGATTTAGCGAGTGCCATTTATGGCTATCAAGTTGAACAAATAACAGAGGGCAATGATGCCATTGTTTTGCAGGCAATAGAAGCGGCAGTAGAAGAATTAAAAAGCTTTTTGTCAGACACCTTGTATGACGTAAACGCTATTTTTTCGGCCACAGGAACAAACAGAAACGCATTGCTATTGGCACACGCCAAAACCATTGCCAAATGGTATATCGTAGAGCTTTGCAACGCCGATATAATTCAAGAGCAGGCAAAAGAACGTTATGATAGAGCTATTGCATGGCTCACAAAACTGTCAAAAGGCACGGTAACGATGGGCAGTTTGCCATCAGTAGCCATTGGCACTACACAAAATGAACTAGACACTTTTGGATACGGCTCCAGAGTAAAATTTAATCACGATATATAATGGACTTTACTGACAGAATTGTAAACTTTTTAAAACCAAAAGACGAATCAGCAACATTGGCGGCAAACGCAAAGGCAAATCCTTTTAATAGTGTGCTGGTCAATCAAATTGCTCAAAAATCAATTTCGAGAGTGCGTCAAGACGTAGCTTCTTGGAACACGGCTTTAACAATGGCACGAAAAGCTGAAAAGCCAAAGCGCTATTTATTATATAATCTATATGATGAAATTTCGATTGATGGACTTTTACGCTCTCAATTAAGCAATCGCTTCTTAAAATCATTATCTGCATCTTTTATTATTTCAGATAAAAGTGGAAAAGTAAATGATGAAATAACAGCATTTCTCCAGGACAAAATATTTGTTAATGAAATCAACAAAGCCATTTTAGAAACTAGAACACACGAACATTCGGCTATTGAACTTGAACGTATTGGAGATATAAGCAATAATGATTTAAAATGTACTCTAATCAAACGTCAAAATATTGAACCAAGAGAAGGTTTATTTTACCCGGACTATTCTGAAGACAAGTTTGTAAAGTACCGTGAGATGAAAGAGTACGGAACTTATATTTTAGAGTTTGGAGATGTTGATGGTTTAGGACTTTTAAATTGTGCCGTGCCACACGTACTATTTAAAAGATTTGCTCAAAGTTGTTGGTCGGAATTATGCGAAATAGCAGGAATACCACCAAGAGTAATGAAAACCGATACACAAAATACTGCGATGCTTCGTAGGGCTGAACGTATGATGAAAGATATGGGTGCAGCCGCTTGGTTTATCATTGACGAAAGTGAAAAGTTTGAGTGGGCAGAATCTTCAAATGCGACTGGCGAGGTTTACCAAAAGTTAATGACTTTTTGTAATAACGAAATTTCAATGTTAATCTCTGGTGCAGTTATGGGCCAAGATACTAAGAACGGTTCGCGCTCCAAAGAATCGGCAATGCAAGATACTTTACAAACACTAGTTGATAGTGATTTGTCAATGATTGAACAATATTGGAACAGTATTGTTTTACCAGCCTTGGCAAACATTGGCGTTGTTCCTGCCGATTTGGTTTTTTCCTATCCCGAAAGTGAAGATGTAGAACAATTGTGGAAAATGACTAATGAAGCTTTAGGAAGTGGTTATGATATGGATTTAGAATGGGCTAATAAAACATTTGGGTTTCAACTTACGGGATTAAGAAGCCCCACCCCAACCCCAACAAAAGAAGGCAATCAAAAATTAAACTTCGATTCGGATTTTTTCGTCTAACCCCTAACTCCCCCTTTGGGGGTTGGGGGGCTTTATATTTTGAAGCGTTTCATACCCGAACAGCCGAACTATATGCGTGCGGTTGTGGCGATTGTAATGCCAAGATGGAGCGTTTGTCATTAGCAAACGGCAAAGCATTTAAAGACCTTTTAAAAACCGCTGAAAAAGCATTTAAACAGTTGCATAAAAACGAGGGCTACAAACCCGAAGATTTAAAAACCGAAAAGGTATATCAAGATTTATTGGAGCAAACCTACGGAATTTTTGACACCGCAATACAAGACAATGTAGTGCCAGAAGTGATGAAAGCCGCTTTGCAAAGCGATGCGTTTATGGTGGCAGGTTTAAAAACACACGCTCAACTCTTTGAAGCTTCTACCGTTTTGATGAAACCAGACGGCAGCGTGCGAAGTTATGCCAGTTTAGAAAACGAGTTGAACAAGCTCAATGTACGGTATAACGCCACTTATCTGGAAAGCGAATACCAGTTTGCCGTAGGCAGTAGCCAAATGGCGAGTAAGTGGAATGATTTTGATGATGACGACAATTATAACCTGCAGTACAGGACTGCAGGAGACAAAAGAGTTCGTGATAGCCACGACAAATTACGAGACACAACCCTACCAAAAAATGACCCGTTTTGGGATAGTTTTTTGCCGCCAAATGGGTGGCGGTGCCGTTGCACCGTAGTAGAAGTGGCAGCGGATAAATATACACCAAGCATCTCCAAAGATGCTATTGAAAAAGGAATGGCGGCCACTAACGAAATTGGTAAGAACGGTAAGAACCGATTAGAAATCTTTAGGTTTAACGCTGGGAAAGAACAAAAATTGTTTCCGCCGAAACTGCCTTATAACGCCAGTAGATGTACGGAAAATGGTAAACTATCTATTACAGGACTTATTGGAATGCCAACCTTTGTTTTGAGTGCCGAAAAAAGCAAGTGTGAAGCGAGTAAAATTGTTGAGGAAATGCGGAAGGAGAAATTGAAAGAAGAAAGAAAGGCAAAGGACAAAGAAATTAAAGAGTGGGCTAAAGAAAATATTCCTGAAAGTGGAAAAACTATAAACTTAAAAAACTTTAAAACAAAGGAAATTCAAATATCTAGATCGTCTATTAAAAGTATTGGCGACCATTTTTCATCACCTGCATTAAAGGATGTTGCTCTAAATATTATTTCAAATTTAAAAAACTGCAAATATATAACATCAGCACCCTTGGATAAAGAAAGTAAAAACTATGAAAAAAAATTATTGCAAGGTGTAACTAATTTTCATTATTATGAATTTGAATGGAATAACCAACTATTTAGACTTAATACTGAAGAAATAAAAGGGAGATTTGAAAAGCCTTATGCTGCAAATTTAATAATAAAAAAATAGAGCCTAAAAAAAACTCAAACAGGTTTCAATCCTATCATTTTTTCTCAAACTCTACTTTGCAAATATACAAACAATTTTTAAACTACAATACAATGGAAAACATATCACAATTAGAACGTAAAATAAAACGCTACCAAGCGGTTATAAAAATAGTAGCAATGCTTCATATAGTGCTTTTTGTGGCTACTTTATTACTGCTTGCTGTTTTTAAACGACACTAAACACAATAG